ACCTTTATATACCACATTTTTAATTTGATTTTTTTCAATTAATTCTTCAACATTATGAACACAATTGATATGTTCATCTAATCCAAAATAATCATTTGATTGTATAGCAACTACAGGATTTCCTTTAAAATAATGTTTCATTTTTATAATATCTTCCATATGTTCTCCTGAGGTATTAATGATTAAATCTCTACGTCTAATTTCTTTTCTTTCAAAAAAATCTCCGAAAATAGAAACCTCAAAGGGAAATTCAAAATGATTTAGATATTGTGCTAATATTTTTTTACATAATTCATCTTTTTCATAAAAGTCTATTTTTTTTATTTCTAATTTAGAATGTAACAAATCTATTAATGGACAACCAAACCATCCACCAATAATTTCAATATATAAAGATGATTCGGGGTATGGGTCAGTATTACCTTCACTATTGACCAAAGGCAAATGTTGTGTATATCCTAAAATAGTTGGCGTTCCGTCTGAAATAACTTCAAGATATAAATCTTTTCCTTTGGGTAATTTGTCAACTAACCATTGTTTTGAAGATAATTGTCCATGTGATAAAGAATCTTGATAACTTTCTAAACTACCAACCTGATTGTTTATTATCCATTGTTCTATTTTATGATATGGTAATTTATTAATTTTTTTTGTGGTATCACTTACATGTTTTTTATTTTTTCCAATATTTGTTTTATATTTTCCAATAGTTTTTCTAACATCATTTTTTAATTTTCCAATAGTTTTTCTAATATTTCCTGCAGAATCTCTAATTTCTTGATTTTTCTTTTCAATATTATCTTCAAATTTTTTTAATTTTTCTATAGTTGATTGCATCCTACCACCAAATAATAATTATGTTTACCTTTTATTTCAGTTTTATAATGAATTGTTGTTAATTGATTTTGATCTATAATTTGTTGACAACTATTTATCGGATTAATACAAGATAGATGTGGATTATCAGAACCAACTAAAACAAACTTTCCTGAGAACTTTCTACCAACAGGATAACATGTTTCACAATATTTATTTACAATTATACCGTCTTCTATTTTAACATCATCAAATATGACATCTTTATTAATAACATTCTTTGTTATTAATTTATTAATTTTGCATACCATAGGATCTATATCATAATAATAGCACTTATAACCGAATAATTCAAAATCATCCACTTCTATATGACAGAACCAACTACATAAAAAATGTACGGGCTCTTCTTCATAATGTATCATGATTTCGTCAAATACTCGCCATGATATTTTTTGAACATCTTTATTATTAGAATATTCAATTAAATATTTAAATTTTTTATGTTTTGTTTTTAATAAAGTTTCATAAGATGACATTATAACTTTCCCATAATTCTTTTGCCCATCCTTGTGCATCATGCAATTCTACATGTTGTTCATGTTCTTTTGCCCATGCTTTATGTGAAGTATTGAATAGACATATTTTATAACGTTTTTTATATTCTTTTGGAGTCATATCATTTGGAAATTTTGCACCTATATTGTAATTATAGGCAGTGGTTGGAGGCCAGAAATCTACCATTTTTTTGCGATGACATTGATAAAATATGAGTTTATCGAAAGATGGATATGAAAAGAATGCTTCCTTTTTTGTTTTTAATAAATTTTCATACATTTCATATCCAGCATCATTATCCCAAGCAACAAATGAAGAATTTATAGGAGTTGTTAAATATCCATAATTTAATTTTGAGGCCAATGAATCTCTCCAATAATTCCAAATAAATTTTGGTTTTGGATGATTTTTGTGTATGTATTTTGTTATGTTATTTTGAATCAATATATCTAAATCAAACCATGCCTTTTTACCTGACATGTTAGCATAATCTCCAAAATAACACATTTTTTCTGAAGTGAAAATTTGAGTTCTTGGAAATTCATCGAATGTTGTAGGAATTGGTTTTATTTCAATATCTTTATTTAATCCTTTAGAATTTTCTGTTAAACAATGAAAATTAAAAGAATTATTATAGTGTATTTTTAAAGAATTGAATAATCGATTCACATATTTTGGAGGATATTTATTTCCCCACTTCAAACAAAAAAAATTAGTCATATTTTAGTAGCATAAATATAATTATAGTTATTAATATTTAGTGAGACAATTTATGGATTATCCTTCCCCCACTTTTTGCGCATTGCCGTGGATACATTTATCAACAAGACCCAACGGACATATGAGAGTATGTTGTACTGCGAATGCGTCTGCTGTTCAAGATCCAAATTCTTCCATAAGAACAAAAGCAAATATAAGAAATGAAGATGGCCAATGTGCTAATTTAAATACCACTCGATTATTAGATGCGTGGAATAATGATTATATGAGGCGTACTAGATTGATGATGATGAAAGGTGAACGCCCCCCTCAATGTGAAAAATGTTTTAAAGAAGAAGATGCGGGCCATATTCCTAAAAGAGTTTGGGAAACTAATAAATGGGGAGAAATTTATGATTTAAATGAATTAGTAAAAAACACAAATGAAGATGGATCAGTTGCCCCCAAACTTAGATATATTGACTTACGAATGGGAAGTAAATGTCAATTGGCTTGTGTGATGTGTTCTCCAAATGATTCTTCTGGATGGAATAAAGAGTGGTTAGATTTTTATCCTAAAATAAAAAATGAAAGATTGAAAGATACTAGTCAATGGAAAAAAAATGAAGACGGCGGAACGTATAATTGGCATAAAATGAGTCCTCATTTTTGGGAAGATTTATATGAACAAATACCAAACATTTATCAATTATATTTTGCAGGAGGTGAATCAACTATTATTGACGAGCATTATACCTTACTTGAAAAAGTAATTGAAATGGGCTATGCTCCTAAAATTGAATTAAGATATAATTCAAATGGTATTGAATTACCAGATAAGTTATTTAAGTTGTGGAGTGAATTTAAACATGTAATATTTCATTTTTCAATAGATAGTTGGGGAAAGTATAATGATTATATTCGCTATCCTAGTAGATGGAAAATTATTGAAAAGAATTTAAAATTAATGGATCAGACTGATGATAATATTACAGTAACAACCGCAACAACTATTATGGCATTGAGTATTAATTATCTTCCAGAATTTATATCTTGGAAAGTTCAGCAAGGATATAAGAAAATAAATAAATGGCCTGGGGGAGCAGGAATGATCAATTGTCATTTGGCATATTGGCCACCACAATTAAATGTTAAAATAATACCAAAAGAATTAAAATATAAAATTAGAGAGAAATATGAAGAAGAGTTTTTCCCTTGGATGGAAGATAATTGGAAATTATGTACCGGTGTAGAAAATATAGAATTTGATGATTGGGCAAATTCATCCTATGGAATTAAAAGATATGAAGGACTATTAAATTTCATGGATGATGAAGATTGGTCTGAAAGACTTCCCGAATTTCAAGAATATATTTCACATTTAAATAGATTAAGACCACATAAACAATTTGAAAAAGTTTTTCCAGAATTATGTATAGATATGATGAAATAAAAAGTGTTCATATTGAACCTACTCAGGGATGTAATGCCGCTTGCCCCCAATGTGACCGTAATATAAATGGTGGTAAAGATAATCCCTATCTCACAAATGCAATGTTAAGTTCTATGGATTATTATGAAATGTTTCCTTGGCATTTTGTAGAACAGTTGGACTCTATGTATATGTGTGGTAATTTAGGTGATCCATGCATAAGCAATTATGCAATCGAGGGATTTAGATCTTTTAGAAATGCTAATCCCAATATGTGGTTAGGTATGAATACCAATGGAGGCGCTAAACCAGAATATTTTTGGGAAGATTTAGCAGATATAGATGTAGTTGTAACATTTAGTATAGATGGTTTAGAGGATACTAATCATTTATATAGGCAAAAAGTTAAATGGGAAAGAGTAATGGAGAATGCCAAAGCGTTTATTGATCGAGGTGGTCATGCTAAATGGGATTTTATAGTGTTTAAACATAATGAACATCAGGTAGATGAGGCAAGACAATTGGCGATGGATATGGGCTTTGAAAAATTTCAAGTCAAAAAAACAGGACGTTTCTTTTCGACTGTTCAACATAAAGGTAAAGACGCCCATCAAGCAACAAATCGAAAAGGCGAAAATACTCAGAAGTTAGAAAAACCCAGTTTAGAGTTTGTTAATGTTGCACTAAAAAAAGAAAAAGATTTAGTTGCTGAACATGGTAGTATGGATGCATATTATGATACAACACCTATTAATTGTAAAGCAATAGATAAGAAGGAAATATTTGTTACGGCAGAAGGACATGTGTTTCCTTGTTGTTGGACAGCGGGACAACAATATAAATGGTATTGGAAACCCCGCGAAGCACCTATTTGGAAATTAATAGGAGATTATGAAAATATCAGTCTCAGAAAACATACTATAAAAGAAATAGTTAACGGCCCGTTTTTCAAAGCCATAGAAGACTCTTGGTCATGTTCCAGTGTTAAAGATGGAAAACTTAAAGTTTGCGCTAACAAATGTGGAATAGGATTTGATGCATATAATGAACAATTTTTATAATGTGGAATAAAAATACCATAGAATGGATTGATATAGAACTTACTAGTTTTTGTAATATTAAATGTCCAGGATGTCTTCGTCAAGAAATGCATGATAAAGTTGGACCATTACTTAATAAGTCTTATATTAAATTTGAAGATTTAAAAAAATGGATTCCGAAAGGATATTTACCCAATTTGAAAATTATAAATTTTTGTGGATCAGTCGATGAACCCACTACTCATCCGGAATTTATAGACATAGTAGATTATTTTTTAGATTTTTCAGATGTTAATGTTGCTACTAATGGATCTACTCGAACTATTAAATTCTGGGAAGATCTGGGTAGAAGAAAGTTATCTGTATTTTTTGGTCTTGATGGAACAGATCAAAAATCATTGGAAAAATATAGAATTGGATCTAATTTTAAAAAGGTGCAGGAAAATTATAGAGCATTTATAGGTGCGGGCGGCAATGCAACATGGCAATTTATTGTATTTGATCATAATGAACATTTAATAAAGGAGGCAGAGAATATGTCTAAAGTTGAAGGATTTAAAAGATTTAGAAAAATATATTCACATAGAACAGGTAGTGGAGAAGTGAAATGAGTGAAGAACATCTAAATGCCAATAATGCTAAGTTTAAATTAGGAAAAGATTTCAAAACTAAAGGATTTTGTTTAGAATGGGAAGATGATATTTTACCTAAATGCCCTATTAAAGATGGTTCAGAAGAAAAGATTTCTAAAATTAGTCAAAGAATTGATAATGGAGAATTTGATTTAACAAATTTTAATGTTCATGATACAGAATTGACTCATTTTATAGGATATTTACAAAATCATGATTTTACAGAAAAACAAATTATACCATTTTTGCATACATCTTGGCATAGACGTAATGGCGATTATCTTTATATGGGGCAAGATAATAAAGAGCGATATGATAAATTTCAAAATTCCAGTTACGGCAAATATGTACTGGATATGTGTGGATATACAGAACAATTTGAGAAAATTAAAATGATTCATGATGGCCAGGATTGGCCATATACATTATCAAAAAAACAAATAAATTATTTACAGACTGAATGTGAAGAAGTGCCTTGGTATAGACATAATAGTTGGGGATTTAGGTCTGATGAATTTGATTTTGACAATAAAGGTGATAGTATTTTAATATTAGGATGTAGTTATGTTTATGGTATAGGTTTAGCAGAAAAAGATCGTTTTTCTAATATACTTAGTAAAACTTTGGGATTAAAAAACTATAATGTAGGTCTATCAGGAGGTAGTCATGATCAAGCATATCTTTTTAGTCAATATTTAATACCTCTTTTAAAACCGAAACATGTAGTATTTTTAGGTCCTAATATTACTCGTACTTTTCATTTTAATGAAAATTTATTTAAATATCTTATATTAAAGGGTTTTGAATCTAATTGGAAATTGGCGCTCCAGAAAGAGCCTTACTGGTGGGAAGATGTTTCTTTTATTCAACATAAAACTGAATATACTGACTTATTTGAATTTGATATTTGTACAAATCCGTTCGGATCTCATCAGGGTGAAGAGGGGGATATATATTTTGATCAATATGTAAAACAATTGGTTAATCATATGTCCAGAAATATATATATGAATAAATTAAATGCATCAAGAAATATTAATGCTGTTAAAGGTGTTTGTTATGAAAATAAGGCTTCCTTTCATTATTTTTTGGCTGATGATTATGAGATACCTTTTAATAAAGTAGATGCACAGATAAATGTTACATCAATTAGTGAGATGGCAGAAATGATAGAGAATTTTGTTGAAGATGGAAAACAGGCTACGAGAGAACAAGTAATTGAATACATTGAAAAAAATAAACTTCCTTCTGCTTATGATGATTATGCAAGAGATTTAAGTCATCCTGGAAAAAAGTCAAATCAATGGCTAGCAGATTATTTTTTGGATAGTATAAAGAAAGTAATATGATAGAATGTAAATATGGAAATCAAAAAAGAATATTTATAAATCATGTTGGTGAATTAATACCGTGTTGTTATGTAAATGCTGAATCATTAAATATGGCGGCTGGACATCCCCCAAAAACATTGTTTGGTGAATTTAATGCAAAATATAATAATAGTTTGTATAGTCAAACAATACAAGAAATATTAGATGGCCCGTTATTTAATGGTATTATAAATTCATGGAGTTCAGATGAGCCTGTTAAAAAATGTAAACAGACATGTGAATTAAAAAATAGAGACACTTTTATAGATAAAAAAAATGAATAAAGAATATAGTTACGCAATAGATAATTGTGCATTGCCGTGGTTAATGCTTGACTTTCAATTTCGTTGGGAAGACATTTTACATGAAGTTGAACAATTAGATGAATGGATACCATATAGAGAAAGTAGTGGAAAGAATTGGTCTAGTTTAGCATTACATGGAATTAGTGGTGAATTCGGCAGTGTTTATCATGAAGAATTAGAACATGTTAGATATGATTGGACAAGTATAGCGGATAAATGTCCAAAAACAAAAGACTTTTTACAAAACCACGCGGGAATAATATCTCATGAAAGAACAAGATTTATGAAAATTGATCCAGGAGGTTCAATTTTTTTACATAATGATAGAGATATTGAAGACCAACCACTTACCCTTGATATAATGGGTCCAAGTATCCTGCATTTCTCTATTCAACATCCAAAAGGTTGTGATTTTCATGTATCAGGATGGGGCAATATCCCAATTGATAATGGATCTACGTGGCTTTTTTCTAATGTATGGAACCATGAGTGTATTAATAATAGTGATAAGCCACGTTATCATATTCTTACTAATGGATGTAATATGGATTCAGAATTTTGGAATCCTATTGTCAGAAGAAGTTGGAAAAATTTCATAAACGGATATAATAATGTTAAATTCTAATAAAGTATTAAATGAGATAGCTGAAAAAGAAATTTATTTTTGCTATTGGAGAACTTTTTCTGATTGGGAAGATGAGATTGATGATCCATATTTACTTGATCTTGCAGATCAGTTTACAAAATCGAAACTTCAAGGACAATTGGCCAACATTCATGCAAACATATATTACAGTGAAAATAATGATTTACAAGAATGTATCAAAGATGCATTATCTAGTGAGAGGAAATATGCATTAATTCAAAAACCGGGACATCGTCTTAGTCATGATACGTGTTTTTATTTGATTGAACAAGCAGAAGCTTCTCCAAATACAGCTATGCTTTGTCATATTGTTGACAATGATGCTAAAAGTAGAATTCATTTGAATAGAAATTGGTATAGTATACATCCTCAAATGATGTTTTTAAATTTGGAAATTTATAAAGATATTCATTGCCCTGACCTGCACACTTCTAGTATTTTGACAATAGAAGAATTATATGAACCTGAAAGATGTGTTGAAGATTTTCATGATGATTATACACCTCTATGGTTAAAGCCGAGAGATTATAAATTAAAAATGAAAAAAATTGAAAAGGGATCACGTATGGGATGGGGGTGGAACTTTTTAAATACAGTTTTTAAATATGGATATAATGTTGAAGGATTTAATTATAAAATAAGAGAAAGTAAAGAATATTTTTATTTGGATGAAGTACAGCAAGATAAAAAAATGCTTAATGATATGGAAACTAAGGTTAGATATCAAACTTCACTTACAACTAGAGGATATTCTAGTAAATTATATGCATTTAATTCAGAACCATATCCAACAGAAATACCTGAAAATAATTTTTATAACTTATTAGAAAGAATAAATGCACCAAAACAATTTGATAATTATGTGGTATTATCTGCAGGATTTGTTGGAAATCATATTTTAAATACTTTTAATTATTCAGGAAAAGAAAATGTTATATTTTATGATATAAGTGGACCCGCTTTATCTTTTAAGAGATTATTGTCAGAACATTGGAATCTAAAAAAACAAACATTTAAAGATATATTTAATGAATTGGTTGATATAAAATTTAAAGATAATTCAAATAGTGAGGATAGTTTAATAGAATTTTGTGATGATATTATAGAATTTGATGAGTTATGGACAGAAGAATGTACTAGATGGGGAGGATTAGAAAATTTTGTACAACATTGGGAAACATTTGTAAAGAATAGACAACAACATCAATATTGGCGATGGGACATTTTAAATAATTATGAGGGTTGGCAGGTTAATGAAATTAATAATCTCAAAGGAAATACATTTATATGGGTTAGTAATGTTTATGCTAATGAATATGCATTATGGGAACATAAAAATTATTCAAATATTTTTAAGCAATTAAAAAAACTTATTTCTAAGTTAAATGATCAAGTATATGTGTACGGATTTTTACCTGATATTAAATTAGATGATGATGATTCAGAACGAATATATAATAGTTTTGGTCGAAAAGTTTTACAAGGTGAAATATATACAAAAAAGTTTTTACAGGAAAACATAAATATTCCTACAAAAAATTTTTGTATATTGCCGTGGATACATATGACATCAAGTGTGGCTGGTTGGTATCGAGTATGTTGTGACAGTAATAAAAATTTACGAGTGGGTAGTGATTCAAAAGATGTTACATCCCAAGATGCATTACATGCAAATGTTGCTACAATTAAAGATGCATTTTATAGTCCAGAAATGAATAAAATAAGAAAACAATTTTTAAATAATGAAAGACCAAATATTTGTTCAACGTGTTGGAAAAGAGAAGATATGGGAATCGCAAGTTTACGAATTGCCATGAATGGGAGATTTGCGGATAATATTGATACATTTAATTTGAAAAAACCAAAATTAAAATATTTAGATATAAAGTATGATAATAAGTGTAACTTAGCATGTAGAATGTGTAGCGCAGGTAGTAGTGATCAACATCAAAAGGAATTACTCATTCAAGTCAATGATGGTAAACGCATACCAAATCATTTTGATTATGGTGAATATGAAAATAATAATAAGTATAAAAAAGAATTGTCTCATAGATTATCATCTCATGCTGAAAAACCATTTTTAGAACAAGATGTTATTTCCGCTTTACCAGAATTAGAAGTTTTAAAGGTTACTGGTGGGGAACCAACAGTTAATCATAAATTTTTAAATGCAGTTGATTATGCTATAAAAAATGATTATGCTAAAAATATAGTATTAGATTTAACTACTAATGGTACAAAATTTAATTCAGATTTATTAGAAAAAATTTCACATTTTAAATTTTGTCGTTTTAGAATTTCTATAGATGGTACTGATAAGCTTTATGATTATATTCGGTATCCTTTTAATTGGGATATGTTGAATAAGAGTGTTAATTTAATGTTTAGTCATTTTAAAGAAAAGGAATATTTACAAAACAGGGTTTCAGTAGGATTTTCTATAGTTGCTCAACCATATAACATATTTAATTTGGATGATATTTATAAATGGGCAGACGAGTTATATAAAAAATATTATACAAATCTTTCAGAACATGATGGCCCTGATGCAATGATAGATGTGGCTGTTGATTTCCAAATGATACCACAAAGTAGTGAATTGAATTCTGAATTTATTGATCATGATTTATTAAAATTAGCTTTAGAAAAATTTGAAGCAAATACAAAAGAAGTTGTAGGAATTAAACCACGTTTAAAATTCTTTCAGAATTTTGTTAAAAATACAATTATCAATAATATAAAAGATTTAAAACATTATCAATTAAAGAAAACAACTAGATTTTATGATAATATTAGAAATCAACAATATAAAAATCATTTAGCATCAGAGATGATTGATTATTTAGATAATGCACCACCCGCGCCTTGGAAAAAAGAGGATAGTGGATTTTGTATTTTGCCTTGGATGCATTTAAGTACTAGAACTACAGGCAATATGCAATTATGTTGTACAGCTAATAGTAGTAGTGATGATGAACATCCACAAATAGGTTGTAATAGAAAAGATGATGGTCAATTGGTTAATTTAAAACATGATAATTGGAAAGATTATTGGAATACCAATTATATGAAAAATGTGCGTTCAGAAATGATTAAAGGAAATAAACCACGAGAATGTCAAAAATGTTACAAAGAAGAAGAAGTTGGATATAATAGCAAACGTATTTGGGAAAATAAAAAATGGAAGAAAAAATTGGATTATAATTCGATTGTGTGGCATACTAAAGATGATGGAGAAGCACCAGCAAAAATTCATTATGTTGATTTAAAACTAGGAAATAAGTGTAATTTAGCCTGTTCAACTTGTAATCCAGATGATAGTAGTTTTTGGATAAAGGATTGGACAAAAATGAAGAATAGTAATATAAGTTCAGATTTACAAAACAAATTAAGTTGGTCTAAGGGGAAGGATCAAAATGGTGGATATAATTGGTATAAGAATGAACAAACTTGGAAAGAGTTATCAGAGCAACCAATATCAGATGCGTATATATTAGGAGGTGAACCTACAATTATAAACGAATTTAAGGATTTTATTAAAAATTCTCCAAAAACAACAAATTTACGCTTTAATACAAATGCTGAAGAAATTGATGATAAATTATTTTCGATGTTAAAGAGGTTATCATTAGTAGAAATTGCTGTGAGTCTGGATGGTGTTGAGAAGCGTCATGAATGGTTAAGATATCCTAGTAAATTGGATACGACAATGCAAAATCTTATAAAATATAATAATTTTGCAAAAAATAATGAACATATAAAAATTAATATAGACACGACTGCGAGTATTTTTAATATAATGCACATACCAGATTTTATTAAATGGAAATTGACACAAGATGAAATTTCTGAAATAAATAAATGGCCTGAACATGGAGGAATGATAGGAATTCATTTTTTACATAGTCCTAATTTTTTAAGTGTAAAATGTTTAACAAAAGAATATAAAGAAAAAATTTCAGACAAATATAATGATTTTTATAAATGGTTGGAAGAAAATTTTGAATATTATGATCGAGTATTGGAAAAACCAAATGGAATTAAAAAATTAAAATCATTAATTGAATTTATGTGGTCTGAGGATCAATCTAATTTATTGCCACAGACATTTGAATACATACAAAATTTAGAAAATATTAGACAACTTAATTTTAGTATAATTTTTCCTGAATTAAAGGAGTTGTATAATGAATACAAATAATATAAGTTATTGTCCCGTCCCTTGGACTAGTTTTAGTATTAATAATAATGGACAATATCGTATGTGTGTTCAAGCAAATACTCATAGAAAAACTAGAGGAGTTTGCAGAAAAGATAATAATGAAATAATGACAGCTGATAATGCTTCTATAAATGAAGCAAGAAATTGTAAATTATTAAAAGACGTTAGATCATCTATGTTAAAAGGTGAAAGGCATCCAGTATGTCAAAGATGTAATGAGGAAGAAGATGCGGGACAACAAAGTAGAAGAGTTGTGGATAGAAGAAGATATGAGCAGAGGGCATTGCGAGAAGGACAAATTGAATTACAATGTCCTTCGTGGGAAAAGCCTTTAGTTGAAGACAAAACCCTACAGTCTTTTACTATAGATGACGCTAAAAATTTAACAAAATCAGACGGATCTATTGACTTCTCTTCACCTATTTTACATACTGATATTAGATTGGGGAATTTGTGCAATTTAAAATGTAGAATGTGCGGACCGACAGAAAGTAGCCCTTGGAAAGATGATTGGTATAATGCTTTTGGATGGAATAGATTTAGACATGATGCAGCAGATGATAAGTATTTGTATTTAAAAAAGGATAAACAAGGTCAAATATGTATAGATGGTTTTGATCCTTATAGTTGGCATGAACGTGGTGATATTTTTAATCAAATAGTTGAAAATGCCCCTAATATTGAAATGATTCATATTAGTGGTGGAGAACCTACTATAGCGAAAGCTAATTATGAATTATTGCAAAAATTTATTGACACAGGTAGATCTAAGCGTATTGCATTAGATTATAATACTAATTTAGTTAATATACCTGATAAGGCATTTGAATTATGGAAACATTTTAGACTTGTTGAATTGGGCGGAAGTGTTGATGGTATTAAAGATGTTAATGAATATATACGCTTTCCGAGTAATTGGAAAAAAATTGAAAAAACGGTTCATAAGATTGATCAAATTCCAAATATAAATGGATGGTTTACTACAACAGTTCAAGTTTTTAATGTATTGAATATTCCTGAATTAATAGAATGGACAATAGAACAAAATTTTAAAAGATTTAATATAAATGGTAAACATATGTTTTTTAGTATGCACCATTTACATAATCCATTATATTATAATATTAGATGTTTGCCAGAACGAATAAAACTATTAGTTCAATCTAAATATGAAAGTTTTTTAGAAAGGTTTCCCAAATTAATAGAACAGAGAAAGGTGTGGAAACATTATGAGAATATTGTGGATAATGATTATGTAATAGATGTAACAACGAATTGTTTAAATTCTATTTTAAAATATATGTGGGCACAAGATGAATCATATCATATTAGAGAGTTTATTGATCGTACTGAGGCACTTGATAAGTATAGATCACAGAATTTTCGAGAATCTTTACCTGAGATAGCTGAACCAATTTATGCACATTTAAAAAATATAAATTATCCGAGGAAAAAAAGAATTTTAAAAGAGAATAGTATATTATTCAAAGATAAGCACCACGCAATTTTTGATCCAAATTTTCAAAAATCATTAGGTGAATTACCTTGGAAAGAGGAATTTGAAGCTTCGGGATTTTGGGAATGTAAAGAAGAGTTTTTAAAAAATATAGACTCATGGATTAAATCAACAAAATTAAATAAAATAAAAGGATTAGACAAATTCAAACAAAAGCATATAATTATAGGTACTACTCAAGCACTTGATGAAAGTTATTTTAGATATAAAGATAGAAGATTGAGATTTTATCGAGGGGAATATCATTATCATAGAAGAATCTTTAATGAATGGGAATTTATAGATACGGAATATCCCCACGACGATATTCAAGAACCAATACAAAAAAATGATTGGGTTATAATTAGTATGCCATTTTGTGGAAATGGGAATCAAGTTCCATTTTTACAAGAAACTCTCGATTCATGTTTAGAAAAAGATGTACCAGTACTTATTGATTGTGCGTGGTATGGTACATGTTATGATATTACTATAGATGTTAATCATCCTGCCATAAAAGAAGTGTGTTTTAGTTTAAGTAAAAGTTTGGGATTAGGTCATTCGAGGATAGGAATTAGATATAGTAATTTTACTGATGGTACAATTGCTGTAACAAATGATTATAATCATTTAACATTATCAATGGCGCATATAGCGAATCATCAAATGAATAATTTTTCATGTGATTTTATACCTAATAAATATTTAAACTGGCATAAAGAACTTTGCAAAGAATTTAAATTATATGAAACAAAATGTATGCATGTAGCGTTAGGTCCACATGAATTCCCTTGGATTTTAACGGAAATGTGGGATGGATTTGAAAAAATGCCAGAATGGAAAGATACTAGTTTGCATTTTTTAGATGATGAAAAGTATGTTAAAATTGGAATCCGCGAAGCATTAAAAGCAAGAAGACAAGGAAAATTATGAAAGAGCAAATCAAGAAGGTGTTCTGCCCTGCACCATTTTTACACACCTATACTAGTATGGGTAATAGTGCTTTTAAATTATGTTGTATGAGTGATATTATGGATAGAATTGATACACCGGCAATTCGAGAAGGGGATACTGTAGCCAATCAACAAGAAAAATGGTGGTCAAGTGATAAGATTAAAACTGTTAGAGAAGCTTTTTTAAAAAATGAATGGCCCGTTTTAGAAGATGGTTCAAATCCTTGTAATTATTGTAAGCATTATGAAGAAATTGGTGCTGAAAGAGAAAGTGCTAGAATTGATTTTATAAACAGATATGCACCAGAAGGTATTACGATGGATAATATGGGATTTAATGTTGAAACAGGAAATATATATGACCATCCAATAGACATAGATTTGCGACCAGGAAAATTATGTAATGCCAAATGTCGATCTTGTAGTAGTATTTGGAGTAGTAAAATAGAAAAGGAAGTTTTAGATAATTATGATTTATTAGAAGGTACATATTGGGATATGTGGACTGATAATCCGTGGCAAATGAAAATGGCTGAATCTATTGATTGGGATCAAGATAATTCTCGATTATATGATAATTATAATCTTGAAGGTGTCCGTTGGTTAAAAATGTCTGGAGGAGAAACATTTATAGATCCAAGTTGTATAAAAATATGGAAACAGTTAGTTGAACATGGTGATGCTAAAAATATACAACTACATTTAATTACTAATGGTACAGTTTGGCCTAAGAAAGTTATTGATCTTCTTTCTCAATTTAAAGGGTTACAATTGCGGTTTAGTGTTGATGGATTGGGAAAAGTTTTTGAATATTGTAGAACAGGATGTGAGTGGAAAAGAGTTCATACTAATTTCTTAAAAGCGTGTGAATTACCAAATATTAATAGTATAGGATTTAATAGTGTAATAAATGTATATAATATTTTCCATATTTACAATCATGTTGCATGGATGATAGAGCAAAGCCGTAGATTTGAATTTATAGATCCACCGGCACTACATCCAATAGTTGAACCAATGCATTTAAATATACATTGGTTAGATGATGATCATAAAGATTTTATTAGAAGTGAAATAGAGAGAGTAATATATGATTATAATATTAATGAAGAAGAACAAGAATGTTTTCAGCAAGTATATTCAGATCTTAATAAAGATGTAAGTCATTATAGAAAAGATTCAGAATTTGTAGACAAGTTACCAGATGATCTTGAAAAAAGAGGTGATAGATGGATGTTACCTAATATAAAATATAATAAAGAGCAATTTATTAAACATACCAGATTAGCAGATAAATTAAGAAAAACGAATGTTTTAGATATTACACCACAACTTGAACGATATTTAATATGATTAATTATGGAATTAAAAAGAAAATATTTTATTTGTTGGATTGACAATTCAAATAATGTTGATCCTGTTGTTAAAGGTCTTCATAAAAATTTAACAGAATATTGGTTTTTGGAATTAGATTGGCAAGTAAATCCCCAACCTTATCCATATCCCCCGCCGTCTTCATATGAGAAGTCTTTTAAACTTTTTGGTACTTATGTTGAAGCTCTTGAATTTTTAAAAACAAAATCAGTTGATCATGCAATAATAATAAAAGTTGGACATGATTTAGAAACAGAGGATGATTCATTTATACAAGAATTAGATCAAGATATTATAGATAATGATGTTTTTATAGGAGATCAAGAATTATATTATTTAAATGTTAAACAATGGAAATCTAAAGGATGTCCTTTATTATCAAAAATAAAAGAAAGAAGAGAATTTAGTTCTCAAATTAAAAAAACTCTTACTTATATAGCTGATCAATATGATGTTTATAATTTTATAAAGGATAGTACATTTTCAAACTTTCTTCCTTGGAATACGGAGCCAATTTTACCTAAAGAAAATTCACCATCTATTCATTCTCATCATTTTATAAAAGATGTATCTGTATTTTATACAGTAGCTTGTGGACTTAATCATTTAAAAATTTTAAAAGATACAGGTTATACTAAAGACTTGAAATTAGTATTTTTTGATAGTAATGAATATTCATTATATATGATGAAACAAATACATGAAAATTGGAATGGATTAAATTATAAAGATTTTATTAGTAGTGTAGATGTTTTGGATGGAGCTAGTGAAATAAAAGATGGGGAATTTGAAAAGTATACTGATTATTTTGGAGGAATGCAGAGTTGGTTATCCTGGTTTAATGAATTTAAAGATAATGTAAACTTATATTATGATCATGTAGATTTATTGGATTCAAGATTTTCTATTCATGATTTTATTTCTAAACATGATGAGGATGAAAATTCGGGCACAAAATTGATGTGGTTAAGTAATATTTTTCAATATCGACCCACTGCAGTATATATGGGATTATATTATAGATGTACTAAGCAAATTGAATTATTAAATAAATTAAATGATATTGATAATTTTTATGTCCGACGTGGAGGAATACCAGTAAATCAAGTTGGACATTGGTTAGAAAAAGATAAATTTTTAATTAAGGAATTTTTATGAGACGTGAAATTCATGAAAAAATAAAATATAAAAAGGGATTTCATTGTCCCGCCCCATTTATGCATACTTATGTAAACGCATCAAAAGATTCAATTAAGATGTGTTGTGAAGCACGCTTCACGAAAGCAAAGTTTAGTGAAAAATCTTCAGGAATTCCTGCAAAAGAAAGATTGAAGGAGTTTTTTTATAATGATAAACAACTTTTGGAAATAAGAGAAAAATTATTAAAGGGGGAAGAACCGCTTGAATGTTTTGTATGTGGTGATCGAGAAAGAAAGGGATGGTCTAGTGATAGACAAGAATTTATAAAACGAGACGGCCATGTTACTCCAGATTTAAAATATGGAAATCGAGATAAACAACCATTGGCATTAGATATTCGTCCTGGTAATGTTTGTAATTTAAAATGTCGTATGTGTGATCCAGGAAATAGTACAGAAATATATAAAGAATTAGAACTTCATCCGGTGTTATATCAATATTACATGGGTAGACCTGAAGGAAAAATTTCAAATAATATGGATATTAATAATTTTCTTTCTGATATTGATTTTACACTTATAGAGAGATTAAACATATTGGGTGGAGAACCTACAGTAGATCCAGATTCAATAGCATTTTTAGAGAAGTTAATTGAAGAAGATAATACAGATTTACATTTAAATATCACTTCTAATTGCACAAATTTTAATAAACATTGGCAATTATTTAAACAATTTAATAAATTAAATATTTGCGCGAGTTTAGATGGTATAGGAAAAACATATGAGTATATAAGAACAAATGCCAAATGGAACGCAGTATTACAAAATATTAATGAATTACAAACTCTTCCCAATCTTACACATCTTTCAATTAACATGGTTGTACAAATGTATAATATTTTTGATGTAAAAGAATGGGCAAGATATTTTTATAATATGAGAAAAGAAGGATATCCTGAAGGGCGTGCATCTGTTGGAGCTGCATATATTCAGGCGTGTGAAGATCCACCACATTTTCATCCTGCTATTTTATTTGAAGAAGATAAAAAATTTATAATAAAAGAAATCAATGATTTAATTAAAGAAGAAAATATTAAAGATGAGGAATTTATAGAAAAAACATTAACTCCTGTTCAAACATGTTTAAATGATCCAATATGGGATTTATTTTTACCAACTGTATTTCCTACTATTAAACCAAATAGTGTAGAGGAATTAAGACATCATTTTAAAAAACATACAAGAATACAAGACAAAATTAGAAATACAAGTGCTGCGGAAAGTTTACATCCACGAATTAAAAAATATTTAATATGAATGATTTTACTAAAATTCCATTTGATGATATACAACTTGTAGGAACAAAAACCATGTTACATCATGATACCTTTACTGTGTCATGGTTATTAGGAAGATTTTGTAATTATCACTGTTCTTATTGTTGGCCATACGCGAGATCAGATAAGAAAGATCATAGACCTACAGAGTTGTGTTTAACAACAATAGATGAAATAAAACGTCAGGCGAGAGAACAAGGATTTAATTCATTTAATTGGTCTTTGTCTGGTGGAGAACCAACATTTCATCCTGGATATTTGGATATATTAAAATATCTTGCAGATGATAAATATTCTAAGAGACAGAGAATACATATGACGTCAAACTGTTCAAGAAAGATGAAATGGTTTGAAACATATATCAAATATGCTAAAAAATTTGATAGGGCTTCAATAACCGCATCTGCTCATTTTGAACATTTAGATACTGAAAAAAAGATTGAAGAATTTACAGACAAATTAGTATATTGTCAAGATAATGGTGTAAGAATTACTATTAATATGGTAATGATACCTGAGAAATTTTGGACATTAACAGATCATGTTTTATATTTTAAAGAGAGGGGTATTCATACAACTTTAAAACCCCAATCTAATCCTACGGCGACAAAAGTAGTAGATGGATATACTAAAAGTCAGTTAGACATATTGCATAATGAGTCTCAAACCCCACAAATGGAAATAGAGTTAATTGATTCGAAAGGGATTGTGCATGAAATGGATCAAGCCGAAAGATTTAATGCGTTTAATTTTAATGAATTCAAAGGCTGGATCTGTTCGTCGGGATATCGTAGTATTATTATACGCGAGCCTTGTGGGAGCATTAAGCGGTCATATTCTTGCTCTGATATACCTTTAGGAAATATTCAAACTGGATTTAAATTATTTGACAAACCTATGCCATGCATTACTGATAATTGCGTGAGTTCTGCTGATAGTAAAATACCAAAAAGAAAAGTGGGTGTACAATTACCACTATGGCCAGGAGATACAACGTATGAGTTTTGAATTATTTAATACTCTAACAGCATATGGGGATCAAGTTAAATTAAACATATATCAAAATTCGAAGACTATGTTAGAAAGATTAATCCAATTTGATGATAATTGGACAAAATATAATCCTAGAAAACATATAAATCGTTGGGGATTGAGTGTAACTAATTTAGACGGCAATTTAGGACCTGGGCCTGATTTAGATAGTTTATATGAGTATAATAAAGAAAATAATACAAATATAACTGAATCTGATTTTATTGTACCAACACCTGTTTATGATGTATTAAAATTATATTGTGATCCTTTTAAAGAATGGTTATTTAGATCTCATATTTTAAAATTAAAACCAGGCGGATTTTTTCCAAGTCATGTAGATAATATGGGATCTACAATAGATAGTTTTAGATTAATTGTCCCTTTACTAGTATGTAATCCGTTAGATGGGGGATATTTTATATATCAATATGATAATGTATTACATTGGAATTATGGTAGTTTATATTTTTTAAATACTTGTAAACGGCATACAATATTTAATGCCAATGATGAGGATGATCATATTGTATTAATAATGAATATTAAATTAACAGAAGAATCTGTGTCAACAGTAACAAATCTAATAGAACCATGAATTTAATTAAAAAAGAATTAAATTTATCCGGAGTCAATTTAAAAATATATGAAGGTCCTATAGGTATAAGTTGTAGCGGCGGAGCTGATAGTTCTTTGCTTTTATACTTTTTAATGAAATATTCTAATGATAAAATCTATATTTTATCTACTGGAAATAAAGCAAGACAATTTAAAAATGTTACAACAACTAATAATGTTATTCAAAAATGTATCGAATTAACCGGAAATATAAACATAGAACATCATAGTACATTTTGTGACCATCAAACATTAAGTAATATATTTGATAAATTAGATTATTATAGAAAAAATAAATTAATAAATATTTTCTATACAGGAATTACTGCTAATCCACCAAAATCTATTACTGATACATTTATAGAAGAAGTTACAGAAGTAGACAGAAATCCTACTATTATGAAAGACGTTTTACGTAATAATAATAAAGCATATACACCCTGGATTAATATAGATAAAAAGAAACTAGCCCAAATATATAAAGAATATAATTTAATAGATAGTTTATTTGTATATACTAGATCATGTGAATGGGAAGCACAAAATGTTAAAGACCCAAAATTAGGACATTGTGGTATATGTTGGTGGTGTCAGGAAAGAGCATGGGGATTTTCAATATAAAACCAATCACTAATCAACTACATAGCAAACTCCAAATATTTTGTGATAAATGTAAAGACTTAGGATATACAAATAACTCATCCTTTAAGTCTATGAAATTAGAATGGTGTAAAGATTGGGGAGAATATTATTGTGCTATCAAGGATGATGAAATTGTTGCGGTTGGAGGTTGTCATCCCTTACCAGAAATAAACGAAAATGGTTGGAGGATTAATTTTCGAGGATGTGAATTACCCGGAGCAAGTCCTTATAAAGGCCTGAATAAAGGTAATTGGAACACAATAACTTGGAGAGATTTTATTCCTGTTTTCATAGATTACTGTCCTACAGATAATTTGTATATAACAACAAACATTTCCAATGAACATAGTGGTAAGGCATTACGAAATCATAAATTAATGGGTTTATTAGCAAAACAAGGAATACTCGATAAAGTATCTGATACTATATTATATTATACAGAACAAACTATATGGAAATTAAATGTACAAGAATATGTTAAGCGAAGGAGTTTTTGTTAAAAGTAGTGGTACAACAGGAATACAAAAACATATTTTTAGGACTCCAGAAAATTTAAAGGCATGTAATAAGATTGCAATAGAAAGTCAAAAAATATCAAAGAATTCTAAAATCTATACCGTATGTAAAATGGAACATGCAGGAGGATTATTAGCACAAACATTACCAGCAATTAGTATTGGTGCAGAAGTAACTGTTGAACAATTTAATGCGTATAGATTTTCTAAAGAAATTAACAAATACACTCATACTCATTTAGCTCCAGATCATGCAAAAGCAATTATTAAAACAAAAGGATTTAAGGATTTAAATTTAAAAGGTATATGGATTACTTGTGGTTCCAATCCTGTTGAATGGCATATTATAGAATCATTTGTAAACAAAGGAGCAACATTTATGGCAAATTGGGGTATGAGTGAAATAGGACCCTTAACAATTAATAAAGTGTTTTATAATTTGGATCAAATACAAGAAGTTAAAAGAAAAGAAACAATATTGGGTGATACGTATTATTGTGATTGGAAGATTGAAGATGGTAAATTATTTGTAAGGGGAGATACGTGCATTTATAATGATTGGTATAATACAAATGATTTAGTTTATTTAATTGAATCCCACTATAATAATAATAGAATGTATTATGATGGTAGACTTATTTGAACATGATAAATTTTTATTCATTGCATTTGAACAAGGTGCGGGTGGACATAGATTAGGCAGAAACCTTGCTAATGATAATGATGACGTATATTGGTATTCTTGTAAAGAAAATGGTATAGTTCCACTTGATACATCAATCAATGAATATTCAATATCACGCAGATTAGTTGCTCCAAATCATTTTGATAGAATGATAGACGGCAAAATGTTACCCCCATTATTTAATGTAATTGAACCTTATTATAATGATATTGATGAATATTATCCATTATTTGAAAAACTGTTTGAGGCACGAGGTGGTTTAGAAATAATGGAAAGTGGAAAATATATAATGTATCCTGTGCATGTAACAAAGTCAAAAATAAAAGCAACGTTTCCTAATGCTAGGATAGAAGAAATAATACCAAATGATATAAATGTTGTTGTTGAGCATTATTTAAAAACTACTGCAAACTTTCCAGCTTATTTAAACTTGTCAGATTTTAGACCAAATTATCTCACATCTCATGCAAAAAGATTAGAAGAAAATAAAGATGCAGTTATGCGTGATTTATTTGAGGGTACAGATGAAGAATATAAAATGTATGTATATGAAACTCTTAAAAATTTGATAGAGATAAGAAAAAATGATTGAATTTTTAGATTTACCAGGCCCACCTTGTTTTTTAGATACTGAATCAATAAAATTAAAAGAAAATATTTGGCCAGGAAATAAAGAAATATACGGAATTTATTATTGTGAAGATGAGTTAACAAATTTTCTAAAACATTTATTTCCTGAATGTGATAATTTCAAGTATCAAATTTTAAGAAATGGTATACCCAAACATATTGATGTTGATAGGACTACAAATTATAATTATATTTTACAAGCAGGTGGCAGCAATGTAGAAACTGTGTGGTGGGACAAAGGTAAAGAACTTTATAGAACATGTATACCAGAAAAAAAATGGCACAAGTTTAATGCTGGTATAGAACATTCAATAGAAAATATTGAAACTGAAAGAGTGGGAATATCGATATTTAAATATGAACCAGATGCTGGATGGTGGTATTATCCTGAAGAGAAAATATGACACTAAAACAATATCAAGCACCGCTTAATGAAGATGATGTATTCATAAGTTTATCAACAGAACATGTTACATGGAAAAATTTACATAACATGTTAGATGAAAAAATTGAAATTTTAAAAAAACACGGATTGGGACCTCATGTTGTTTTTGTAGTAGCTGAAGAAGTTAAAACTCTGGATGATATGTTATGGATTCTTGCTAGTATAAAAAATGGTGGATCAGCTAGTCAAGCTTCAGCAGATCAATCAAATATAGAATTAGATTCTTTAATTGGTGACAGTAATGCCAGTTGTGTTATACGTTCAAATAAAATTAAAATGTTACATGAACCAGATAGTGAGGGCAAAATTCCTTCCACATTATTACACCCCAATGAGATGTATAGAGGAATGACTAGTGGTACTACAGTAAAACCTATATTTGAATTATGGCCATTTTTTTGGGATTATGAGGATCATGCTCAAGCTAATGTTAATGGGGAAACATTGAGGGGTTGTACAATGGGTTCTATGACCGGACATTTGAAAGAAGTATCCCCTGAACTTTTTAATAATAAAAGACCCATAATGTTACAAAATGGAGGATTTGAATCAACCTATCTTGTTTGGAATTTAGCTAGAGCTTATTATACAGGCGGAACAATTCATTTTATAAATGAAACAGTGGATAATATTCCAGAACAATTTCAAAAAGTGAAACCAAATCTTGTGGCGTCTTATCCTAATGCTGTAAAAAGATTACTTGATGCATGTCCTGATGATTTTGATTTTGAGGTAGATTATTGGGAATTTGCTGGAGGGCATACGGGAGAAAATATTATTAGAGATATTGAGAAAAAGTTTAAATGGAAAGTAATTTATAATGTAATGGCGAGCACTGAAGCGGATTGTCATACAAGATCTGAATATAGGCCAGGAGATTCATTAGATAATTTTTATGGTTTTTATAAAACTTATTATTGGGGAGAATTAAAAGTAGATGATGGGGGCGTATTGTGGTACAAGTATGGACTTAATGATTGGATGACTGATGGTGATAAAATGAAAATTGCGAACGGAAAATGGTATTATGATGGTAGAGTTTTTGATGATGTAATTTTTATGAAAGATGGCGTAAAAGTTTACACAGGATTAGTAGAGGCTCAAGCATTACTAGAACCAGGAGTTAATGAGGTATCAAGTTGTTCTCGTGATGAAATACATTATGTAATTTATACAGGATCGGCTGATATTAATAATCTTGCTAAACGGTTTGAAGAACTTCAAAAATATAAACGTCCGCATAATATATATCATGTTACTGAAAAATTGTATTATGGTGGAAAAACGAAACATCAAAAATCAAAATTAGTAAGTTTGTTAGATGATTTTCCTAATGAAATAATATCAACATTGAGTATTAAACCACATAGTGAAATATAAATGCAAGTATTAGAATTTACAGATTTAGAATTAAAATCAGAAATACAGAAAGTATTAAAACATGGCTATACTTTTTATCACGAACAGAATTTAACTCAATCTCAATTAGTTAATTATTGTAGGCGTATAGGAAATACAGACGATGATGTGTTGGGTTACATGCCTTTTAATCCAAAAGATAATCCAGATATATCGAGAGTAATGTATAAAGGTTTGTTTGGTATGGCAGATTTAGAGTGGCATGGGGATGGTACTATGATACATATAGGAGATTTTAAAGAAATATTAACTGCTTTGTATTGTGTGGAAGAATGTCGTGATACTGTTTTTAGTTTATTAGATCAAAGAAGATCTTTTTTAGATTTACCTAATAATGAAAAAGATTACTGGCGTACTGTTGAAATACAATTAAATAATTTTAATTATGGCGTATTCGGATCTATAGATGACGCACAAAAGGATCGGGCTGACCGGGAAGCAATTGGGAACATGATGGCGCATGAAGTGAAATACACAATGGCCGGCAAGGATAATGAGATTGCTGTTGTGAAAGATTATACTATTCCGGCACATCATAAGGGAGATGAACGCATGTCAATTGTGAATGTTCATCCAATTGGTGGAGAAGAATTTTTATATTGGCAACCATCTTTAACAGAAAAGGCATGGAAAAATGGAAAGTTGATAGATGTAAATATTATAAAAGATAAACTTAAAAAAATATTAGATAGGTCAATATATCAAAAACATTTTGTATTTAAAAAGGGAGATTTATTAATTATGGATCAATTGTATACTATACATAGACGTTCACATGTTGTGAATAAGTCTAGAGAATTATGGAGAGTCGCATTTGATTACACAACTATTATAAAGGAATAAAATATGACTTGGCTTGATGAAGTTTATAGTAAAAGTGTTGAAGAATTATATAAGGATTGGGATTATCACGCTTGGACAATGAAGGTCGGTTGGATGGAAGGTCCTATACGTTATGCATGTGATTGGGTAAAAAGGAATTTTGAATTAGGTACTGAAATAGCAGATGTTGCATGTGGTAATGGTCAGATTGGTATTGGTTTTAATAATAATGATTATATTATAGATGGATATGATGTTAATCAAAAAATGATTGATACATTTGAGGCGACTAATTATCGTGACATAATTTTGCATGATATGAAAGAATTTCCATTACCAAGAAAATATAAATGTATAACAATTATTGGAGGATTTAACAAATCACATCTTCAATCAGATACAGCAAAATTCTTTTCAGATTCTTTAGAAAAAAATGGAATGATGGTAGCATCAGTATCAGCTCATGGAAATGATGATCCTCTTACAGCATTTGGATGGAGAGATCAAGAATATTTGGATATTATTTCTTCGGAAAAAGTTGATTCTATACTTACTGAAGATGAAGGACAACAAAGACATTTTATGACTGTATTTAAAAAACGTTAAGAAAGAAATATGAATAATTTTGATAATATTTTATGGATGCCAGTCGACATTCCAAAATATCAATATAAAAAAGATCTTATAGATAATTTTGTTGGTGACTCACCGCCGGATGATGGAACAGGTGCTCAAGCATTTCAATATCAAAAATTTACTACAACAAATAAAAATTATAGTAAATCATCGTGGATTGAAGAATCTTCTCTAACAAAATATATTGATAAAAATTTACCAATTGATCATTTAGTTAATGTTAGAATTAATAATTATTTAAAAGCTACTGAAATGCATATTGATTTTTTAACACCAGATAAAAACGCAGATTTATGGAAACATGAAAAAAGTTTACAACCATGTGGCTATCGAATGACAATACAATATGATAACAATATTAAAAATCCTTATATTCAAAAAAATAATGGAGAAACAGTTTTAGCTAAAATGCCAATAGATACTGATTGGTGTGTTATACGAAGTACAGATACAACTCATGGTGGTAATTATGATCCTGATAGATTTATACTTTTTACTCATTTTTGGGTTAATAAACAAAAACACTATGAAATTTTAAAAAGAAGTATCAACAAATATAAGGACTACATTATATACGAAGAAGAATAGAAATGTCAGTAACAACCATAGTCATATTCACAAATATTACAGGAACTACTTATTCAACTGTCGTGGAAGCAAAGATGGCATTTGAGAAGGCGAATCCTCATATAGTTAATACATTCGATGCGGAGCTCTCCCAATCTAAGACTTTAGGAATTAATACGAAATTTAAAAAAGTAATAGAAGGCGCTGGAGTAAAAGAAATTAGGACGATAGCAAAAGGGGGCGACGAGATAGATGATTCCTGGAATTCTTATCTGTATGAAAAACACATACAAGAATTGACAGTCGACAAAACTGGTTTTAAAATTACTAGAACATGGACTGATGAACGATGGGCAATTGTTCAATCAATTCCAGTTCCTGTAGTAGGAAACGGATGGAATCGAATAGAAATTTAAACTTTATATAAATATAAATGTAACCATATAAATAAAAGGAATTTAAAATGTCTGCAAGACTTATTATAACTTTTCAAAAATCTTTTTCAAAATTAGATTTTTCATCATTTGAAACTTTATCTGAGGCTTTAGCAATGTTCAGTGATGACATCGAAGCCGCCAAAGGACAGTATCTACTGGCATCTGACAATGATATAAATGATGATCTAGAAAATGGTGATTTAGTAGTAACTGACGAGCTTACGCAAAATGGAAATGGATTTCAAAAAACATTTATATTTTCTGACAAAAGATGGGACCAAATAAAAGATGAACCTCTTGATACATTGCCTGCGGGAATTGGGTGGACTAGAACAGTAGAGAAAGCACATTATATTATAAGTGAGACAGGTATTCCTGATGCAAATGACTATGCAAAGAGAGTATGTGATAATTGTCAAATTATATTTAATAATGAAGCTAAAGAAGTATTTCCCGTATAAAGAATTATAAAAATTATGTTTGAATTGTTGATGTGGACTATATTGGGTTCACTTTATGGATTATTTATAGGCATAATTCCCGTTTCAGGGCCCACCAAAGCATTAATAATGCTGTTTAGTGTTGTAAATCATTTTTCACATATACCATATGAATTTGTCGCATTTTCTATGGCAGCGGTTGTTGCGTGCACAATAGGAGATAGTTTTTCAGGAGTTTATATTGGAATTCCCGGATCTAATTCTTCTGCGGCGACAATGGTTGATGGATTCCCACTCACCAAAGCAGGACAAAGTTCTTACGCAATTAGTTTAGCATTAACCACTAGTGGTATACAAGGTATTATTTGGTTTGTTCCATTTCTTATTGTTCTTCCATTATATGAATATATTTTACAATATATGAAAGTTCCTGAGATGTGGGTTATTATATTGTTTAGTTTTTTGAGTGTAAGTTTACTATCAAGTAATAAACCATTAAAAGGTATTTTAGCAGTAATTATAGGTGTTGGTTTAGGATCAATTGGTTCTGATGTTACAGGAAATCCAAGATTTACATTTGGAATGGAATATTATCTTTATGACGGTATAGGTATTGCAGTATTGGCATCAGGATTATTTTGTATTCCAGAATTATATACATTGTGTAAATTTGATATGAAATCTGTTAAAGAAAATAGTGACTTTAAACAAATAAAAAAAGGTATAATTGATGCAATACGTTTATGGAAACATGGTTTTGTTGGGGGATTAATTGGGTTTTTCTATGGACTATTGCCGGGATATGGTGGTGGCGGTTCAGAATGGATTTCTTATAGTATAGCGACAAAAATGAAAAGGGTATTTTCAACTCCATTTGGTAAGGGCGCGCCAGAAGGTATAGTCGCACCAGAAGGAGTTAATAATGCCGGCAAGGCAGGAGCATTAATACCCACTATTCTCATAGGTATTCCTGGTGCAACATGGGCAATGATCGCGATGGGATTATGGGAATATATTGGATTTCCTATGGGAGATTTATATATATTAGAGGATAAAAATTTTATAAATTCTATAATAATTGGTTATCTAGTCGGCACTATTTCAGTTACAATTTTTGGATTATTATTAGCCGGGCCGATATCTAAAATATTTCGTATCAATAAATATTTTTTCATAGCATTTGTTGCACTTGTTACATGGTGGGCAATAATAAGTTCAAATTTTTATGAATTTATTTTAGAAGATTCAATATTTTTTATTGTGTTTTCATTTTGTGGGTTTATACTGAAGCATTTTAAAATTAGCAGGCCAGCGGTATTGTTGGGATTTATTTTGAGTGAAAGATTAGAACAATTTTCATATCAATTGATAGATTTGTATAGTTTTCAAGAAATAATTATAAGACCATTCGTTATTATAATAATGTTGTTATCAATATTGATGGTCATTTTTAGTAAAAAAGTAAAGGTAGATTATGTTTAAATTTATTCAATTAATATTATGTATGTTGTTTGTTTTTGGTACAATGGTTATGGTCAGTCAGGTTAATGCTGATACAATGTACGCAGTTATTCCTAGTTCACCAAAGCCAGGAGGAACCTCGAGATGGGCATGGCTTTGGGGTAAACATATGAATAATAATTTATCAGGTAATATTGAACAAATAGATTTTAAATATATCCCAGGAAATAGAGGAAAAAATGCTCTAAGAAAATTTGAAAGTAAATTGAAATACGGTAATTATATGATGACTAGTCATGGTGGAAATGCTATGGCAACATTATTAGAAGATGTTGGAAATTATGATTTTAGAAAATATAAACCAATATTAATTCATCCTGGTAATATGCTTATTCCCAAAAGGATAGATTATAATCCAAAATTCCATAAACAAAAATTCGCACTTAATCCTGGGGGTGGATCAGAACCAGACCATTTCGCGGCGGGACTAATGGTGTGTCCAGAGACTAATGATATGGATAAATTTATGAAATGTTTTAAAGATAGAGTAATTATTGTTAAAGGTATGAAAAGTGGAGGAGCGCGGATTGTAGCATTTGTAAATGGAGAATTGAATGTAAGTAGAGACACCTTTCAGAATTATACAGGTAATGCAAAATATAAAAAAGCATTATCTAACAATGAACTTGAAATATGGTTTCATCATTGTCAAATGAATTATAAAACAGGTCAATGGGTAGATGATCCAAATCCTGAACTTAAAGGATTATGTTTCGATTATATATTTGAACAAACTCATGGATTTAAACCCAAAGGAGAGGTTTATGATGCATATGTTTTATTGAGATTGTGGAGAGATGGTATTCAAAAAAGTTTTTTTGTGACTACGGATAGTGTATATTATCATGATATGGTAACAATTGCAACAAAAACGTGGTTCGATGAGGAATTTCAAAAAGAAAGATTAAAAAAATTAGGAAATTATGGGGTATTTATTGGACAAGACTCTGAGTTTATTATAAAAAGAATGTATGAAGCGGTAAATGAATCAACATTAAAAAATGCAGTAAGATTTGTTAATGAAGGATTAGGTTATAAAGCAGTAGTTAAACACATTCATTCTCCTTAATCCATTCTGAATAAATTCTAGCGTCGTCCCATAACATTCCCATAACTGTGCATCCATATTTTTTTGCCCATTTATAATTCAGATCAAATGTCCAAGGAAAAAATGTAATATTTTCTTGATTTTTCCAACGATGATCATTTAGTCCTGGATTTTGTCTCCAATATAATCTTCCACCAACTTTGGTTAATTTTACAGCTTTTTGTACTTGTGGTTCAACATCTTCTATAGATCCAAAATTTAAACTACCGAGACATAAAACCACATCCCATTGTTTACCGTCAGCATCGAATTTTTCAATAGATATTACTTCATCTGCACTGTCATTGGCGGGATCAATACCATATAATTTATCACCATAACGTCCTTTAAAGAGATTATAACCACAACCTATATCAAGTATGGTTTCATTATTTGATATTTTGTTTAGAAGTTCCCAACCGCTATAAGAATATTTGCTCCAATTAGGTTTCCAATCATTTTTAAAGTAGTCAATTACCATCCCAATTCTTTCATTTTAGTTGGATCTGCACAAGTTATATTAGATTCACCTTCAACTTTCCTAAACGGTAACACCTTATTATACCCTATCTTTTTCAAAAAGTCAAGGGGGGATATTGGTTTTCCGTGACCAATTTCATAAAGTTCTCCACCAACTCCTTTATCTATTAGTATTTTAATGGCTCTACAAACTTCATATACATGAGTAAAATCTCTTTTATGTTCAGTAATATAGTCTAATTTACCTTCTATGGCTAGTCCATATAACATATTTTTTCTATAATTATAATCTCCCCAAACAGTAAAAAACCTCATAATAACAACGTTTTTGGGAGCAATAAGTTCACATGCATATTTTGATATTGCATATGGACTTTGTAATTCTTTTACAGAAGAGGTGGATGCAAATAGAATTTTTGTATCTTTATAATGATCAAATATTCTTTTAGTTATTTTTATATTATTATCTAAATATTTTTTAGGATTTTTGTGACTTTCTCTGACGCCTGTTGATCCCGCCAAATGTATTACACAATCAACTTTAGGTAACTCAGTATTTAATATGTCATTTGGGTAGTCAATTCCATAAATATTATGATATGAATTAAGATAATTGTAGAGATTAGAACCAATGAAACCATTGTGTCCAGTAATCAAAATTTCCATAAACTTACCTTACTAAATAGTTAATATAACATATATTAACGCCGTTATAGGAACATTATGTCAGCTACACAACCAGCGTCAAGAACAGAATTAAGAGAATATTGTTTAAGGGCATTAGGGAAACCAGTTATTCAGATCAATGTTGAAGAGGATCAACTGGAAGATAGATTGGAAGAAGGTCTTCAAATGTATCAAGAATTTCATGGAGATGCCACAATTAAAACATTTTTAAAACACGAAATAACACAAGATGATATTGATAACTCATACGTTACATTATTAGAGGCAACTATTGGTGTTATAGCCGTTTTTCCCTTGGATAGTGGATCAACAAAGAACATGTTTGATGTTAGATATCAATTATATTTAAATGATATTTATGATTTAACCAAAACTTCAATAGTATCATACTATCAAGTACAACAACATTTAGGAGTACTTCAAGAAGTATTTAGTGGGAAACCAGGAATGAGATTTTCTAGGCATCAGGATAGATTATATGTTGATGTTGATTGGTCTAAGGAATTTAATGTGGGGGATTATCTCGTTGCTGAATGTGTACAAATCGTTGATCCAACTACACATACGGATGTTTTTAATGATATGTGGTTAAAACAATACACTACAGAATTGTTTAGAAAACAATGGGGAAACAATTTAATTAAATATCAAGGTACACAATTACCTGGAGGAACCACTTTAGATGGTGGTAGAATTTTAGATGAAGCTAAATCAAATATAGAAATATTGTTACAAGATTTAGAAGGAAAATATCAATTCCCAGTCGACTTTGCAGTAGGATAATAAATGCCAGTATCTACATATTTTCAAAATGTTGATTTTCAACCAGAACAAAATTTACTAAACGATTTGGTAGAAGAATCGATTAAAATACATGGAATAGATATAAGTTATCTGCCTAGAACATCAGTTGCAGTAGATAATTTGTATAGTGAAGATGTCGCTTCTAAATTTTCAGCTGCACATATAATAGAAATGTATATTGATTCAACTGATGGATTTAGTGGTGAAGGTGATATGGTAGGACAATTTGGGCTTGAAATACGAGATCAAGTAATTTTAGATGTTTCTCAAAGACGGTGGAAAGATGAAGAAATACCAGGAAGACTTGATAGACCATATGAAGGAGATTTAATATATTTTCCATTAAATGATAAATTATTTGAAGTTAGATTTGTTGAACATGAAAAAGTATTTTATCAGTTGGGGAATCTTCCAATATATACTCTCACTTGTGAAACGTTTGAGTACAGTCATGAGGATATGGATACTGGTATTGCGGCAATCGACGATATTGAAACAGATTATGGATACTCGATGGACTTGGTATTTACTTCAGGAGAAGGAACTTTTACGATAGGAGAAGATTGTAGCAATGGAGACGCTACGATGAAAGTTCTTTCTTGGGCTCCTACTACAAAGACTTTGAGAGTTGGAAATATTGTTGGTACTATTACTACAGCATATGATGTTGTGGGTGTAGCAAGTACCGCATCTTGGTCTATGACAGCAGTGCCAGATGATCTGGTAATTCTAACAGATCCACTGGCGAATAATTTAGGTATTCAAACTGAAAGTGATTCAATATTTGATTTCACTGATAGAGATCCATTTTCTGAAGGTAACATATAATGTTTGGAACATCGACATATCATCAAACAATCAGAAAAATGGTTGTTGCTTTTGGTTCATTATTTAATGATATTTCAGTTAAAAGGGTAAATTCATCCGGAGTTGTAGTAGAAACTTTAAAAATTCCTGTTGCTTATGGACCAAAACAAAAATTTATGGTTAGAATTGCAAATCCCGCTCTTGCAGGAACTCCAGCAATAATTTTACCTAGAATTGGGTTTATGATGAGTCAGATAATGTATGATGGAACAAGAAAATTGAATACTGTTGGTAAGAATGCTTCTTCTATATCTGGAACAATGAGAACACAATATAATCCTGTTCCTTATAATTTTATTTTTGATTTGGCTATTTTAGCAAAAAATGCAGAAGATGCCGCACAAATTGTTGAACAGATTTTACCAAATTTTACACCAGAATTTACAGTAACTATTAAAACTGTACCTTTAATGGATATTGCGGTCGATTGTCCTATTATATTAAATTCTGTTAACTATACAGATGCGTATGACGGAGATTTTGAAACTAGAAGATCTTTATCATGGGATATGCAATTTACAATGAAAACGTTTCTGTATCCAGAATTATCGACTAGTGGAAAACCAATTAAGGACATAACTCTTCAGATAATAGTTCCTGAGAATGTATCTGGAAACGCGGATGCGGATATTGGTACTTTAGATAGATTTCTTTTGGAAAGTAGTACAGCATTTACAATTAATAGCGTAATAACTGAAGATTCTGAATCACTTTATTTAGAATCTGCAGACGTAAATTTATTAGGAAATACATCAACACAAACAACCGCAACTCTTGGAATAAAACCCAAACCAGAAGATGCGGCAGCGGATGATGATTTTGGGTTTAGTTTAACACTTGATGGAGACGATGTATCATGGACATAAAAGATTTAGTTCAAGAAGTTTTGGTTGAAGACCCAATAACAACTCTTCCAGAAAAGACAGAAAAAAGATTAACAGTAGATTCAGATGATGAGGATTTTAAAACTGATTATAGATATTCAAGAGAAAATTATTATAATTTAATGGAAAAGGGACATGACGCATTAGATGAATTATTAGAAATAGCAAAATCGACAGAGCATGCAAGACATTTTGAAGTTGCTTCACAACTGATTAAAAATCTTGGAGAAACTAATGAAAAATTGGTAAATCTTCAAAAAGTTAAAAAAGAATTAACAAACAAAGCACCAACAGGACCAGCATCAGTTAATAATAATTTGTATGTTGGATCAACTACAGATTTATTAAAGTTGATAAAGGATAAGAAGAATAAATGATAAATTTTAAAGAATATCTCAAAGAAACGCGTTTAGACAGAAAACTTGACAAGTATGTTAGTGATGAAATCAAGAAACGCAAACTCGCAAGACATCCAGTTAATGCAACTGATGATATTGGTATGAGGAAGGGTAAACCAACCTTTAAATTTCCATCACCAACGAGCAGTATGGTAATTTATGTTTGGCTTAGACCAATGGCAAAACCAGCATCAAAGGATACAAAAGCATTTAATTATCAATTGGAAGATAAATGAAAGAAGAAGAATTAATATCTAAACTTGTGTTAATATCATTCACATGTTTATGGTTTATAGTTCTATTCACATTTGGATTACTTATATATCAATCGCTGTCACATACAGATCAGATTGAACAACTTATAAAATCTATAGAATTTTTTAATAGAATTGAAGGAAAATAAAGGTAACATAATATGATTGATTTATTTAACACTTCTGAAATGATGATGCTTGGATTGGTATTATTTTCATCATTTTGGATATTTCTGTTTAATTACAGACAGGATAATAAGGATAAGTATAACGGTCATGGATGGTTGATTTTACTTGATTTAGTTATCAATATGGGAATGTCAGCAACTGGATATTTGTTGATTTCTATTGTATTTACAAATGTTCCACAACTTGCGGCCTATGAAAGTTATCGTTATCCCATCGGTTATCTTTTTGGATTGACATCTAATGTGAGCATACCGATTGTTCTCAAATGGTTTCAACAGCAAATCACCAAGAAGTTAAACGAAGCAGGAAAGAAGTGAGGTAATTATGGCTGAAAAAGAAAAAATTGTTGCAAATGGAAAAGATCAAAAAATACTACAACATGATATTGAAGAAATAGATAAAAAAGTAGATGAAGTTCAACAAATGGAACTTTCTGCTAAAGACCAAATAGTTGCGAGTAAATCATTTATCTATGTTATTATTGCACTTCTTATATACTTAACCTTTTTGGTTATTCCAGATATAGAAGAAAAAGTTACATGGATGGAAAAGGATCTCAACTCTGTATTAGTTCAATCTGAACGATTCAAGAAATCAACCAGAGTATTTGCAAAGGATAATCAATGTGCATCGTGCCACTTGAGTCCAGATTATCTTCTTCATAATCTCTTAATGAAATATCCAAGTTTTTCTGACATTAAAGCATTCATGTCGGTTGGCCACCAGAGATATTATACTATGACCGCCCCGATCGCAGATGAAGAATTGTTAGAAGTATATCGGGCATTGCAATGATAATGGTAGGTAAACTTGTTGTATCTTTAATTTGGGTATTTTGGATGATGGCATTGTCTCCTGCTGAGGGCCAAGATCCAATGAAAGAAAAACTTGGAGTTGGTGCACCAAAATCAGAATATGTTCCAACGTATAATTCAACATTTGAACGAGTGAAGAAAAGAGGATATGTCATTTGTGGAACCAATGATGAGTTTCCCGGCTTCTCTCAGGAAATATGGAATAATGAAGATGGTGATAGGTGGGAAGGTTTTGATGTTGATATATGTCGTGCAGTTGCAGCTGCAATATTCGGTGATGCAGATGCAATCGAATTTACTATAGTCAATGGTAAGACCCGATTTGAATTCTTAATAGATGGTTCTATAGATATTCTTTCTGCTGCAACCACATTTACTTATACAAGGAATGTTGCAAAGAAACTAGAATTCCTACCTACAACCTATTACGATGGTCAAGGATTCATTGTAAGAAAAACTCTTGGAGTATCTTCTGCAAAACAGATGGAAGGTGCAAGGATATGTTTTAGTGGTAGTGGAACAGCTGCAAAGAACATTGCAGACTTTTTTGAGTTACATGGAATAAACTATATCCCTGTCGCAGTACCCCCTAACGAAAAAACAAAGAACGTATACAAAAGGGGTGACTGTGATATGTATGGTACGGATAGGTCTGGTCTTGCATCGAATAGATTAAGTTTTGATGACCCTGCCCGTCACATGATACTTCCAGAGATTATCTCAAAGGAACCATTGGGGCCAGTTGTCAAGTATGGAGATCAGAAATGGACAGACATAGTTCGATGGACAGTATATGTTTTGTTTATTGCAGAAGAGATGGGCATTAATTCAAAGAACATTGACTTGTTCAAGAATCACATAGACCCAAACATTCAAAGATTTATGGGTGAAAAAAATGGAAAAGATCATCCCCATCTTGGAGCTAAACTTGGACTAGAGGCATCTTGGTCATATAACGTTATTAAATTGATTGGAAATTACAAAGAAATATATGAACGTAATGTGGGGCCGGATACACCTATAGGATTAGAACGTGGTCTGAATAAATTATACAATCATGGAGGATTATTATATGCCCCACCATTGAAATAGGGGCATGATGTGGAAAAAGAAGAAATTAATCAATTTTCAAAAGTACCTGAAGATCGTACTGCAGTAGATAATATTCTCCGCCTCAATCACGGTAATCAAATGAGATTGGGGTTGATGGCAGATGCAAAAGCTAATATAATGATTACTGTTGCATCTATTGTATTTTCTATAACGATAGCAAACCTGGACAATGAGGTGATGAAATGGCCTCTACTAACATTTGCAACGGGCAGTTTCTTCTCATTATTGTTTGCGATATTTGCTATTATACCAAAGACGGATTATCCAAAAGACAGACATGGAGATATAGACAGATCATCTCCGCATTTTAATCCTTTATTTTTTGGTCATTTTGCTCATATAGATATTGAAGAATATAAAGAAGATTACGCAGAAAAATTGATGACAGATGATATCGTATATGATGCACTTGCGGGAGACATATACGGACAAGGAAAAGTTCTTGCTCTCAGTAAATACAAATTTCTCAAGTGGTCATACATGAGTTTCCTTTGGGGAATGGTGGGAGCAGTTTTAGTATTCTTATTACGAGGGCCGGTTGGAGAATTTATCTATCCGTACCTAATAAGAGGGCTTGATGCATTTATTGATGAAATGCTGTTCTTGTTGGAAGGAATGAAACATTTGGCGTGTCAAGGAACAATACAATGTAGGAATGGTGGGAATTAATAAATATTTAAAACTTGACAATTTTCCTAGTTTCGTGGTATGATATATGTAACTGAAATAAAATTTAATAAGGATATATAAATGAAAACATTTAAGAATCATTTAGTAGAATCTAGTTTATCGAGAGTTATGCATCATGTGAATAAAACTCCTAAGTTTGGTTTAATATCACCACATAGGCAGGAACATTCACCTGAAGAGAATGAAAAACGCTTTTCTGATTTAAAAAATCATGTTCGAAAACTTGGACATGGATATATTGAAATGAGAGGTGGTTATAAAGAAGAGGGAGGATTTGTTAAAGAAAAATCTCTTCTTATTCCTAATATTGAAAGAAAACACATGATGGGTTTAGGAAAAAAATATGATCAACATTCAGTAATCCACAAAGAGAAAGATGATTTTTCACTTTTAGGAACAAATACTTCTCCAGGAAATTCTCATGGTAAAGTTCATGCAAATTTTAATCATGGGGGCAAAAGTATTTCTGTTGATAATAGAGGAAACCAATTTCAAGATTTATTCTCAAAATTACATAAAGGCTCACACAGAGATAAAAAGTTTCTATTAAAAATGAAAGAGGAATCTTTTGTTATGGAAGAAAAATTAGAAACAAGCATGTATTATAATAAATTACATGGTGAACAATGGCTTACAATCTTTGAAGGAAAGCCGAATGAAGCAATTTAATGAATTCTTAATTGAAGGAATGTATGATCCTTCAATTTTTAAAGCAGTTTTCATGGCAGGAGGTCCTGGTTCTGGAAAGTCGTGGGTTGCCGGTCATTCAACAGCTGGACTAGGAATGAAGATTGTGAATTCAGATGAAATATATGAATTAAAATTAACATCTTCTGGATTGGGAACAGACTTCACGAAATATACAGAAAAGGATTTCGAGAAATCTCAAGTGATTAGAGATAAGGCAAAATCCCTTACAAAAATGAGAATGAAACAATGGATGGACGGAAGATTAGGTTTAATTGTAGATGGCACAGGCCATAAATTTGACAGACTTCAATCAGCATCAGAAGGATTGCGGGGGTTGGGTTATGATACAATGATGATATTTGTTAATACATCATTAGATGTCGCTTTAAAAAGAAATAGTCGAAGACCTAGAAAATTAAGAGATGACATAGTAAAAAAGAGTTGGGAAAATGTTCAGTCAAATATAGGAAAATTTCAAGAATATTTTGGTGCTGATAAATTTATAATTGTTGATAATAATACTGAAACTGAAGCACGTGATCCATTTAGAAGTGTTTATAAAATATTAAAAAAAATAATACAGAAACCTGTAGAAAATTATAAAGCTAAAAAATGGATTGAAAGGGAAAAGAAATTAAAAAAATCTCAAACTTTTAAAGAATATTTTGAATTAGATGAATTTGATAATCCTCAAATTTATTGTGATATGGATGGAGTTGTAGCGGATTTTGATGCGGGAGTTAAGGAAATGATTGGTGGAAAGTTTAAAGATGAGCGTTGGGAGGAATTACCAGACGATTTTTTCTATAAATTACCACCAATGAAAGATGCGAAACGACTTTGGAATTTTATTGGTAAACTCAATCCCTTTATGCTTACAGCAATACCAACACATAAAAGGGGAAAAATCGCTGATAGGGCGGGAGCTGATAAGACAAAATGGATGCTAAAACATTTTAATGTTGAAAAAAATAGTATGAGAGCAGTTTCAAGACGTGATAAAAAACAATTTGCTAAAGATGGTAGAGATAGAAGACCCAATATTCTGATTGATGATCATGAACAAAATATTGCAGAATTTAGAAAAGCGGGAGGAATAGGAATACATCATACCAGTGCAGCAAATACAATTAAACAACTTAAAGCGATAGGATTCAAATAATGGCAGAAGAAGAAGTATGGGATGATGATTTTGATTTTGGATTTAGTTTTAGTGGAGCAGAAGAGGTTGAAGGAACTCAAGCTTCCGCTGAAGAAAGAACAAAAGAAATTTCTACTCAGGCTGCAACCGCGGTTAGTAAAGATTTAACAGATGATGTAAAATCTATTATTAAAAAAATAGATGCATTGGGATCACTAGTAGATAAAGATAGTGGTGGCGATGATTGGAATTTAAATTCAGATCAATGGGATCGAGTTGAAGAAAAAGTAGACAAGATTCTCACAATGCAATCACAAGAATTAGTATCTGCAGTTACGGAACAAGGTTCTAGTATTCGAGCAGTTATAGATGAAGTAGAAGAGAGAAAAGTAGAAATTGATAGACAATTAAAAGATAGGATGGAAAAAATGGAAAAAATGATTATTCCACTTTTGAAAAATCTTATGAAAAACCCAAGCAAAGAGTATATATATTGGCCTAATAGGACGGGTAAATTACAGGCACAAATTGATAGGATTCTTGAAGTTACAAGGGCTGAAGCCGTTTAGTGTACCTAAATAATACTACACTCTTTAAGAAAGGTTTTAAAATTGCCTATCATGAATACATACCAAATGAAGCCATGCGCTTCGCAAAAATCCAATTAAATTTTATTAACGGTGGGCACCCTATAACCCAATACATGAGGTAACATGCTACGAATACTTATATTTTTTACTATATTAATATTTTTACCATTTAGTATAGGAGGAAATTCTCTTAATCAATATTGGAATCCAGAAGCATTTTCCATTAAACGCGCTCATACAGACGCAATGCCTCCAATGTTGATGATATCAAAGGAAAATTTTCAACTAAATGTGGACCAAGTAGATCCTATAGAATTGGAATGTATGTCTAAAAATATATATTTTGAAGCTTCAACAGAATCCACCGCAGGCAAAATCGCCGTCGGACAAGTGGTACTAAATAGAAAAGATAGTATAAGTTTTCCAAATACAGTATGTGATGTAATATATGAAGGAAAACATTATAAAAGTGGATTTCCAGTTAGAGATAGATGCCAATTCAGTTGGTATTGTGATGGTAAACATGACAGACCGTTTCGAGGAAAACTTTGGGAAAATTCTGTAGAATTGGCAAAATTTTTATTAGAAACAGATGATTTGGTTGATATAACTGACGGAGCTACATTTTATCATGCAGATTATATTAGTGCTCCGAGATGGACTACTACAAAAATAAAAACTGTAACAATAGATAGACATATTTTTTATTCTTCAAGGCGAATGTAATGGCAAATAGACCAATAAGTGAACTGACAGAAATGAATCCGGATGATATATCTACCGCAGATTCAGTACTTGTTTATGATACATCAGATGATACAGAAAGAGTTAAAAGAGCAACGGTAGGAAATTTAATATCAATAGCGGATGGAACATTTGCATCTTTTACCGTTGCTGCGGATGGTGGATCGCCAGAAACCATTGGTCAAGCCGCCACAATGACTGTTAAGGGGGCGGATACTTCCATATTCTGTGAAGCCCAAGCAACAGATACAATAGCAATAAAAGCGAATACTTCCACAATGGCAACTGTAGCACATGTTGCTTCAGTTAATCTTAGTTCCATAGCAGACGTAACTTCCCCATCAGCCACTCAAGGCGATATTATATATTACAATACCGGCAATTGGACAAGTGCTGCACCTGGAACTGCAGGATTGTCACCAGAGGTGGGATCAACTAATCTTATAACTTTGGGTGCTATAGTCGCTGGAACCTGGCAATCTACACCAGTTGGTACAATGTTTGGTGGAACCGGAAAAGATTTTAGTTCTTCTTCCGCAGCCAATACAGGTGTAGTAGTTATTAATAATGGAGTTGCAACCCTAGCGAGACCAGGACTTGGTTCAATAGACTCATGTTTAGATGAGGATGATTTAACAAGTAATTCTGCGACCGCATTGGTAACACAACAATCAGTTAAAGCATATGTAGATAATAATATCACATCACAAATTGTAGTAACTGTCGCAGATGATGGAAGTTCATCTCAAAATGTTTTTGAGTTGGATGGACAAAAAATGAAAACGTCCACACACATTAGACCCACTATTCGTTTACAAAAAGGAATGGTATATCGTTTTGATGTAAGTGCTGGTTCAAATTCAGGTCATATATTAAATTTTTCAGCATCTCCAGATGGAACACACACAGGCGGAACAGCATTATCAACAGGAGTTGAACATGTTGGAACACCAGGAAGTGCTAATGCAAAAGTAAATATTACCACAGGTTGGGATACTCCCGATATTATTTACATTTATTGTGCCAACCATGCAGGTATGGGTGGTGCTGTTGGTCCTGGAGCAGATGATCAAAGAACACCAGTTTATACAAGTGATATTGGTATTTGGATGGAAATAGATGGTGCTAGAACTGCAAGTGCGGGAGATTGGTTATTGTGTGATGTTTCCACTTCACCTTTGATAGTAACTTTACCACAAACAGGAGTAATGGGAGATCATATAAGAATTGTTGATGCATCTCAAAATGCTGCATCAAATAATATTACCATCAATAGAAATAATCATAAAATTGATGGAGCAACGAGTAATTTTGTCATGAGTACAAATGGACAGGCCAAAGAGCTAGTATATTATAATGTGGCACGAGGTTGGATAACTGTATAATATAAATATATGTAAGTGAAAAATGAAATTAATTTAAAGGAAATATGGAAGCGATAAGTGTAAAAGGTGTAAAATCTGATGGAACAGTATCAGCGACCACTATGGGTACTGCTACTCTGGTATGGTGCGCGAACTCTCACGCAACCACCGCAGTAGTTTTAACTTTAGATGGTTCTGTAACTAATGGTTCTGGAAATAGCGGAACACTATCTGTACCACCACATTTTGCGTTGTTAGTGAGAAAAGCTCCACTGGATACAATCGCTTCGGCGGGCGGAACAGCATCATTAACAGCAGTTGCATACAATGCGGCTCCTGGAATCTCAAGAGATAGTTAATAATGTTTAATCATTGGCCAAAAGTTGAAGCGGCGTTTCTGTCCTCGATATTAGCGTTGGTCATATGGATGACATCAGGAATAATTTCTCATGAGACATCTATCGCTGTATTAACAGAACGAGTAAAAACAATACAAGTGGATATAAAAGATATGAAAAATGATATTCATAGTTTGATCGCTCTAAAAGAAAAAGAACTTAATTATGAATCCTATGCAAAAGACTAATGGGCGCACAGCATTATCTTGGTAACCCAAATTTAAAAAACTCAAACGTACAATTAGAATTTTCTCCTGATCAAGTAAAGGAACTTGTTAAATGTGCCACTGACCCAAAACATTTCATAGAAAATTATGTTCAGATTGTTCATGTTGATCATGGTTTAGTTCCTTTTAAATTATACGATTATCAAGAAGAGATGGTCGAAATTTTTCATAATAATAGATTTGTAATTTCAAAACTACCTAGACAATCTGGTAAATCAACAACAATTGTATCTTATCTTTTACATTATATTCTTTTTAATGAGAATGTTGCAGTTGCTATTCTCGCTAATAAAGGTAATACTGCGAGAGAACTTTTGAGCAGAATGCAGATGTCTTTTGAACATTTACCGAGATGGCTACAACAAGGAGTTACTGTTTGGAATAAAGGTAATGTTGAATTAGAAAATGGTAGTAAAATTCTCGCTGCAGCAACATCCTCTTCAGCGGTTAGGGGTTCATCTTTTAATATCATTTTCCTTGATGAGTTTGCTCATGTAGATCCACCATCTTTAGCGGATGAATTTTTTAACTCTGTTTATCCTACAATTTCTTCTGGAAATACTACAAAAGTTTTCATTGTATCAACACCATATGGAATGAATAAATTTTATAAAATGTGGATTGATGCAGAAGAGGGGAGAAATACTTATGTTCCATTTTCTGTAAATTGGAGTGATGTTCCAGGTAGAGATGATGCTTGGAAACAAGAAACTATTCGAAATACAAGTGAAAGACAATGGAGACAAGAATTTGAGTGTGAATTTTTAGGATCTACAAATACTTTGATTGAACCTGCCAAATTAAGAAATATGCCTTATAAGCCACCAATTAGAAAACAACAAGAATTGGATGTTTATGTTGAACCACAAAAAGGTCATGCTTATTGTACTCTTGTAGACACAGCGTCAGGCGTTGGTCAAGATTATTCCACATTTACAATAATTGATGTTACAGAAATACCATATAAAGTTGTTGCAAAATATAGAAACAATGAAATATCTCCAATTATTTTTCCAAATATAATTGAACAAATATCTACACAATATAATAAGTCTTGGTGTTTAGTCGAAACTAATGGAAATGGTATGCAGGTAGGAGATATATTGTATTATGATTTAGAATATGAGAACACTATTCTCACTTCTCCAAATAAAGGTGGTCAAGAAGTTAGTGGTGGATTTAAGAAAAATTCTAGAATTGGTTTAATTACATCAAAACATGTTAAAAGAACCGGTTGTACAACTATAAAAGAATTAATTGAGAAGGATCATTTAATAATTGAGGATTTTGATATCATTTCAGAGTTGATGACTTTTGCTGAAAAAGGACCCAGTTTTCAGGCTGAGGAAGGATATCATGATGATTTGGTCATGACTTTAGTTTTATTTGGATGGTTAGTGAATCAAAGATATTTTAAAGAAATTACTGATTCTGATATTAGAAAAAAATTATTAGAACAACAAGAAAGAATGAATGATGAAGATTCATTACCATTGGGCTTTTTTAATGATGGCAAATCTGAGGTAGTGGCTGAAGATGATTATCATGTTTGGAAAGAATATAAATCAGGACTCTATTGGAATTCCGAAATTTAATAAATATAGTTAATTAGAGGTGAGTTTCAAGTAGGTTAGACGTAAGAGCTAACACGCTAGAAGTCAACTAAATATAATAAATATAGGAGAATAAAAATGCCCTTCACAGTTAGTCCTGGTGTTCTGACTAGAGAAATCGATTTAACAACCATAGTACCAACCCTCGCCACAAATATAGGGGGATTTTCAGGACTCTTTAGATGGGGACCTATTGAAGATCCAGAAAATGGACGAGTCGCTTCAGACGCCGATTTAAAAGCTAAATTTTTCGTACCAAACGAAGATAATTATATTTCATGGATGTGCGCATCAAATTTTATGAACTATGGTGGAGTTCTTGAAATTTCACGAACAGCAAACTCTTTAGCAAAAAACGCTTCATCTGCTAACACAACTTATGCGGCGACACAAGAGGGAGCGACAGTTTTAATTAAAAATAAGAAAGCATTCGAAACCACATATGATCCATCCACAGGAGGATCTTCTACGGGAACTTATGGACCGTGGGTTGCGACATATGCGGGAGTAAGAGGAAATAGTTTAAAGGTTTCAGCATGTGGACCCGATAAAGCAGCAAAAACCCTCACAGGAACAGTTGCGGTCAATGCGACAACTGGATTAGTAGCATCAACGTCTAATTCACTTTGGTTTGAAGAAGTTAGAAATGGTGATGTTTTAGAAATTGGTGGAGAAAATTACTTAGTTAATAATGTAATGAATACTCAAGGAACTGATACAGCGTATGTTGTACAAACTCCAGGTTCCGCTACTGTCACAGTACAATCTGCTGGAAGTGCAGTATCCTGTTTGGTTAGATCAGCATTTGAAGAAAAATCAACACAAATTTTCGGCACAATTGTAAATACTGGTGGAACAAAAACAGTAACCGGAACTGGTACATTTTTTAGTACACAATTGAGAGTGGGAGATATGATAGTATCCACTTGTGATACTCTAGCACCATTCAGACATAAAGTTGCTTCAATCACAAGTAATACTGAATTGCAATTGGTTACAGCATCAGACACAGACAAAGGAATTACATCTACATTAGCTTTTGGTAGAGAATGGGAATATGCATGTAATCCAGGAGAATCTAGTGTCAATGGAGATGCACCCGGAACTTCAGTTTGGGCTGAAGCAAGAGGAGCTTCTCAAGACGAAATTCATATTGTTGTTGTAGACGAAGATGGAAATTGGGGAACATCCACAACAGCATCGACGGGCGATACATTAATAGAAAGATGGAATGGAGTTTCAGTCGCTTCAAATTCTCCAGACTATTATAAATCTAAAGTTAATAACACAGACGAATTTCCAGTATGGGCAATGTCACATCCAGCAACAGGTGGTATAGTAAATGGTGATGACACTACTGATTCTGCATGGGGAACAGCCGCGGTAAGTGGTACTAAATTTAATGCATTTGGATGGTCACAGTCATGGTCACTTAATGGTGGATTAGATGGACAGACATTATCACTTGGTGATCGAAAAACGGGATACGATGTATTTAAAGAACCAGTAGATTCAGCCGCTTCATTAATTTTTATGGGAGACGCAGAAGCGGCATTATCTTCTTATGTAATGTCCACTATCGCGGAAGCAAGAAAAGATTTGGTCGTATTTTGTTCACCGGAAAGAGCAGATGTTTTGGGTACAACTACTCAAGCATCAAATGTTTTAGATTATAGAAATGGTTTACCAAGTACATCTTATGGATTTATGGATTCAGGATGGAAACGACAATGGGACACGACCAATGATGTTTATAGATACATTCCATTAAATCCGGATTGTGCAGGGCTTGCAGTTGCTACAGAAAATACTTTGGGTTCATTTTACTCTCCAGCAGGTTATACTAGAGGTCAAATTAAGAATATTAGAGATTTGGCATGGAATCCTGCGGAAGCTGATAGAGATGTTCTTTATAATAAAGGTATCAATTCTGTTGTGAATTTTCCAGGCGAAGGAAGAATGTTGTTTGGAGATAAAACACTATTAGCAAAACCAAATGCATTTGATAGAATTAATGTAAGAAGATTGTTTATTACATTAGAAAAATCAATTTCTCAAGCGGCAAAACAATCATTGTTTGAATTCAATGATGATTTTACAAGATCTCAATTTGTTTCCATTGTAGAACCTTTCTTGCGAGATATTCAAGCAAGGGGAGGAATTACTGATTTTATGGTTGTATGTGATGGATCTAATAATACACCAACAGTTATAGATGCAAATCAATTTGTAGGTGCTATATATGTTAAGCCGGCAAGATCAATTAACTTTATTGAATTAAGTTTTGTATCTGTAAGAACTGGTGTATCATTTAGTGAAGTAGTTCAAAGATAAAGGAGAGATAACACATGGCGGATGAAGCAGTAAATAATTTTAGTATTAATACTTTTATTAGTTCAATTAAAGCCTCAGGGGCGAGATCTAATTTATTTTCATGTACAATGACATTACCAGCAACCGCAGTGGATGCCGCAGGAATGGCAAAGCAGACCGGTGCAACGGACAAATTAGATTTTCTAGTAAATGCAACGGTTATGCCAGGATATATTAATGGAGAAATTCCTGTTTCTTATTACGGGAGGCAGGTTTTCTTTGCAGGAGATACCACATTTGGCGATTGGACATGTACAGTATTAAATGATGAAGATATGAAAGTTAGAACAAATATTGAAAGATGGATTGAAGCTATGAATAGTGCAGAGGGAAATGTAAGAGCATGGAAGATTCCTCATTCTAGTATGTTAGGTACAATATTAGTTAAATCTTATTCTTTAGCTGGTGATACGACAAAGACAATTGATAGTATGAAATTACATGGTGCATGGCCAAATAATATATCACCAATTGAATTAAGTCATGATTCAGTAAATACTATAGAAACATTTACTATAACTTGGCAATATTCTTATTCTGGACCAACATTATCTACAGCAACTAATGCGGTCAAAACAATAGATACAGTAGCCGGCGGCGGAGTCGCATAATAAGGAGAAATAATGGCAGCAACGGGATTTAACGTTAATGATATTAAAACCGCTTTAGCGGATGGTGGAGCGAGACCTACGCTATTTGAGATTAGTGGAAGTTTCGAAGGAACAAGTTTTATGTTACATTGTCGAGCGGCATCATTACCAGGAACAAATATTAATGTAATTCCTGTAAATTATCGCGGAAGAGCAATTAAACTCCCAGGAGTTAGAACTTATGATGTATGGAATACGACATTTTTAAATGATGATGGTGAAATAAGACAGAAGTTAATAACATGGATGAGACAAATGGCGGGGGGAATTGATGGATCAAGAACTGCTGTATATGGACCATTTAATAAAACTACTTCTGATTATAGAGATTTGTCCGTTACTCAATTAAAAAAAGATGGCACAAAAACAATAACTTATAAATTAATACAGGCTTGGCCAGTAAATATAAGTGATATTGCATTAGATTGGGGCACAGAAGGATTTCAAGAATTTACTGTAACTTGGAGATATGATTATTTTCTAGAAAAATCTGAGGCTGGCAACTCCGCAAAGGTGGGTGATATTATTGCAGCCGCTGCGTGATAAATAGTTATAATCAGATAAATAGTTAATAATTTTAAACACTTTACAGGTTGATAACTCGTGGCATTCAATGTAGATGAATTTAGATCAAAAGCGCTAAAATATGGTGGTGCGGCACCTAATCTATTTGAAGTGGATATTGTCTGGCCTTGGACATCTTCTACTAGAACAAATTATAACATTAAAACAACATTTCTTCCAGCATCTATATCAACTTCCACAACAGTAAATTATCTTGGTAGAGTTTTTAAATTTGCAGGGGAAAGAACATATCCACAATGGACATGTACTTTTCTTAATGATGAAGATTTTAAATTGAGAAATGCATTAGAAAGATGGTCTGATTATATTTCTGGACACGTGAAACTTGGAAGAACAAGAGTACAATCTACTGCAGGAAGAGAGGATGCACCACTCGATTATCAATCTTCAGCTATATTGACTCAATTTTCAAAAAATGGAAATCCTTTAAAAAAATATACATTTAATGGGCTATATCCATTAACATTAACAGATATTCCTGTTTCTTGGGATACGACAAATGCAATTGAAGAATTTACAGCAACATTTGAATATCAATATTATACAACCAATTATATAAGTTCTAATCCTGAGAGTCGCGACATCAGCCCTGATAATTGGATTGGAAGAGGTAGCACAGTTCCGCGCGATCAAGGTGTAGCAGAAATGAATGCAACGTTGGATGATTTTGATTTAACAATGGACGATGATTATTAGAGAAATATATATGAAAAATAAAACAATCAATAGGATATATTATGGCACAATTTAGTTTATTTGGATTTAAGATCGGAAAAAAGGA